AAACGGAGAAAAGTGGGATAGACAAGAGTTGCTATCTAAAATGGATGATGATAGCTTTTATTATGGGCATTTAGGTAAACACGCATTAAGCAGTAGCAGTATTAAATTGTTGCAGACAAGCCCAAAGAAATACCATTACATTACAAAGTACAGCAAGAATGAAACTTCTCCTGCTTTACGTTCAGGGTGGTTATTTCACACAGCTATACTAGAGCCTGAAAAATACAGCGAGATAAAATTCATAGACGTACAAAGTAGAAACGCTAAAAAGTTTAAGGATGCAGTAGAGGAGTACGGAGAATGTTTCACAGCAAAAGAGAGAGGCGAAAACGAAAGGTTAATAGATGCCTTCTTTAAGAACGAACAAGCCTTACAACTTATTACTGATTGCCAAACAGAAGTACCTGCTATTGGTAATATAGATATGATGCCATTTAGAGGCAAGGCAGATGTATTAGGTAAGACAGGAATAGTAGATTTAAAAACTACAACCGACATACGAGCCTTCCCTTATTCAGCTAAAAAATACGGTTATGATATTCAAGTATATATCTACTGCCAATTATTTAACATACCTTATACAGAGTTTACTTTTATAGCTTTAGACAAAGGAACGCTTGACATAGCGATATATGACGTATCAGAGGACTTCTATTTAGAAGGAGAACGCAAAACCTTAGAGGCAATAGATAGATACAAGATGTTTTTTATAGACAATGCAGACCTAGACAGTTACACATTAAGGGGTACGCTATGATAACCAACGAAGACAATATGAAGTTGATGGCACGTTATCCTGATAACCATTTTGACTTGGCTATTGTTGACCCACCTTATGGGATTGATATTGCTAAAAATGGAAGTGTTGGGGGTGGTGGTTTATGTAAGGTTACAGATTACGGTGCTAAAAAATGGGATAGTAAAGCACCTGACAAAATTTATTTTATAGAATTAAAAAGAGTTTCAAAGAACCAAATTATATTTGGTGCTAATCATTTTATAGAAAACATACCTAAAGCTAACAGTAGTTGTTGGATTGTTTGGGATAAAGACAATAGCGGTAATTTTGCCGATAGTGAATTAGCTTATACAAGTTTTAAAACATCTGTAAGAAACTTTAAGTGGAGATGGAATGGAATGTTACAACAAAATATGAAGATGAAACAAAAAAGAATACATCCTACTGAAAAACCTATACAGTTATACGAATGGCTGTTACAAAATTATGCAAAGGAAGGCGATAAGATTTTAGACACACATTTAGGTTCAGGTAGTATAGCAATAGCCTGCCATAATTTAGGATTTGAACTTACAGCTTGTGAGTTAGATACAGATTACTATAATGCAGCTATAAAGCGAATAAACGAACACAAACAACAAGTAAGACTATTTTAATGCAAGACTTTATAAACGATATAGAAATGATACAGTTAGCAATTAAGTTAGGAGATTATTACGATGCCTTACAAATGCTACAAGAGGTTAAAGAAGAATTAATTTTATATGACGCATTGAATTAGAAAAATTTTATATATTAGCAAAACAAACATTAAATACATTTATTATGAACAATAGAGAAATAAAAAGAGGAGAGTTCAATCAGTACTATCCAATAAGTGAGTTAAAACTTGCTTCAGTAAACAGGGATATATTCCAACAACACGCAGAGAACTTTAAAAACAAACTCAATGACTTTGGGTGGATGCTGCCAATAGTGATTACCAATAAGGGTAATGTAATAGAAGGGCATCACAGAATAGAAAGCGCAAGGCTATTGAAACAAAAGACAATACCTGCGTACATAGTAGATTGGGTTGATGCTACTAACGACAGAGAACACCTAAACTACATTATTAACATTAACAACGGTAACAAGGCTTGGAACACCTTAGACTATCTTAAAACATTTGCTAAACACAAAGAGGATTACAAAATAGCTTTTAATGCATTTGAAAAGAATAGCAATAACATAACGGTAGGAAACCTAGCACACATATACTTTGGTTACGCTGTTCCTAAAGTCTTTAAAAATGGAGATTGCATTATAAAGGATTTAGACTTTGCTGAGTATTTATTAAGTAAAATAACTTCACTTGTGAAGCGACACGGTAAAAAGAAAATAGCAGCGTATTGTGTTAGAGAGTTTACTAAATTAGCGTATAGAAAAACAAATATGGACAGAAACGCTATGGAGTACCTATTTGATATATATGACGATATGGCTACAAACAATCACTTATCTTTAACGTCAATATCTGACTTTAAAACACATATGGAAAGACAGTATAATACATTTAAAAGGTTATCTCGTGCTAATGCGTAAGACTACACTAATAAAAAGTTATGCCTACTTTAAAGGACAATTAGAGTGGGCATACAAAAACACAAACGAGAAACTAATAAACTATTATACAGATGAAATACAAAAACTTCTTACTAAATACTACACAAAGAAACAGGAAAAATATGCAACACCTAAAAACTTTGATTGAGAAACAAACAGGTAAAGACATAACAATAAACACTAGACACAGAGAGATAGTATTTGCAAGAAAGATATACTACAAGATACTTACCCTAACTACCAAGATGAGTTACAAGGCTATGGGGGGTACACTAGGACAGACACACGCAACTGTAATACACTCACTAAACAACTTTGATTGGGATTACAACCACAACCCTGCATTTAAAGAAGCATACGACAAAGTATATAACCTATATACCAAAAAGCGTACTGTTGCTACTGTTGAAACATTGACATACGAAAACAGAGTACTAGAAGAAAAGATAGCTGAACTAAAATTTAAGATAGACGAACTGAGAAACGAGTTGAAAGAAACACGCAGTAACAATATAAGACCAAGAAACCAACAAGCAACTATATACAATGCTTCTGAAACAGTAATACAATGAAAAAAGCCATATATATAATAGCAATTATATGGGCTACCTTTCTAACGATAGGAGCAATAGGTGGGTTGATTAAAATAATAATAAACTTATGAAAATAAACCATACAAAAATATTAGCTTGGATAGTAATAGGAATAATGACAATAGCTATATGGAGCAGCATATATAATTTGGTGTTTTAAAAAACTAAACTAATTACGTTATACTAATATGTATAATACAGAAGAAATAAAACAACAGGCTATTGATGCCATCAAAGAAAATAACCTTTTATTCATAGGGGATATAATGGCATATGTACCCTACTCCAAGCAAACTTTCTACACACATAAATTAGACGAAGTAGACGATATAAAAAGCCTACTGCAAAAAAACCGTTCTGATATGAAAGTTAAGATGCGTAAGAAGTGGTATGAAAGCGACAACGCAACATTACAAATAGGACTAATGAAACTGATTAGTGATGATGATGAAGCGCATAGATTAAACGGTACTAAGCGAGAAATAAAGCACGATACAAAACAAAAGAGTTTTAAGGTAGAAGTGATTGACCACAATACAAGTAAATAAAGTATACAACCATCTAACCAACTCTAATAGGAAGATAACCTTAGAGATAGGTGGAACGAGAAGTGGTAAGACATACAATGTACTGCTATGGATAATTCTACACTATTGCCAACACAACGAGAACAAAACGATTACTATATGCCGTAAGACATTCCCTGCTGTTAGAGCAACTGTGATGCGAGACTTCCTAGAGATACTTAAACGTATGGACTTATACGATGAGCAGCACCACAACAAGTCAAACCACGAGTATAGACTAGACAGCAACCTTATAGAGTTTATTTCATTGGATATGCCTCAAAAAGTAAGAGGGCGTAAAAGAGATTTGCTATTTGCTAATGAGATGAACGAACTGACATTTGAAGATTGGCAGCAGTTGGTATTTCGTACAACAGACAAGATAGTAGGCGACCTAAACCCTTCTGATGAGTATCATTGGATATGGGAGAAGCTAGAGCAAAGAGATGATGTAGAAATATACAACACTACTTATTTAGACAATCCATTTTTAGACGAAAGCATAAGGAGCGAGATAGAACTACTAAAAGAAACAGATGAAACATATTGGCGTATATATGGGCTTGGGCAAAGAGCAATATCTAAAGCAACTATATTCAAGTACACAGAGATTGATAGCATACCTGACGATGCACAGCTTGTGGCTTATGGGATGGACTTTGGATTTAATGACCCTACTACATTTATTGCAACATACAAAAAAGACCACAACCTATACTTTAAAGAACTTCTATACAGGTCAAAGATGACCACAGAGGACATACACCAATACTTAAAAGGTGTAGAGGTAAACGGTATGACTTATGCAGATAGTGCAAGACCTGAAATAATAGAACAGCTTAGAAGATACGGACACAAGGTTATGAAGTCCTACAAGGGTGCTAATTCTGTACTAGCAGGAATAGACCTACTAAAGAGATACAAACTCCACGTAACAAAGGATAGCGAGAATATGATAAAAGAGTTCAGGAGCTATAAGTGGAAAGAAGATAGAGCAGGTAGGATGACAAATATTCCACAGGACGATTTTAATCATACGATTGATGCAGCCAGATATTCTTGTTACTCTATATTAAGTAAGCCTAACTTCGGTAAATACTACATTCACTAATCATATGTGTTCCCAACACTAAAAAAAAAGTTATTTACAATTTGGTTAATAACTAAATAGTTTATATATTAGCATCATAATTAAAAACAATGTATAGAACGAGCGACATCAACCCTAGAATAACACTGACAGCAAGAGCCTAGGGGTTGTCGCCAACAAAAACAAACATTATGAAACGTAAGATAGAAAACTTTATATTTGACACAATAATATACGTAGCTGCTTTTGGACTAGTATGTACATTCTGCCAACTGTGCGCTCACGCTGATAAATGGATGGGGTTATGAAAGATTTAAAACTTTTTATAGTGGTTATTCTGACACTAACATTTTTAATTTGGTCTAAACATTACTTAGGGATATGATAGTAGAAATAGGAAACAAACACTTTAAAGATACAGGAGAAACAAGGTACGAGGTTTATTGGAATGAAACCTTTGAGGAGTGGACACCTGTACTGTGGAACGAAGAACAAGAGATGGAACAAAGGCTATCTAATGCAGTTGGCGAGATAGGTAAACTAATAGGCAAATGAAAAAGACTAAGAAACAAATAAACGACAAAGTAAGATTTATACCTTTAGCTGAATGGCAAGAAACCTATCAGTATCACAGAACAAACAAGCATAGCAGGCAAGTAGATGAAAACGGTAAGAGATGAAACTACATAAGCTACACACAGGAGTTATAATAACTCACATAGACATAGGGGATGGTATAAGCGTAAAGGCTAGGCATCCTAAAGACAAGGATTATATAGTGTGGGATTTACTATATAAAACACAAGAATTTTACAGAGGGCTTTTATAAAGATATAGGGTGGCTACTTTACAGCTATTGTTTTATTTAAATAATAAGGGTAGTAATTCAGTCAAATTCGCTACCCTTTTTTTATTTTCTAAAAACCTGCTTTATATACGTTATATTTATATGAAGTATGAATTAAACGTACCTACAAGTCTTAACGAGATAACACTAGGGCAATACCAACAGTATCTAAAACTACCTGAAGGCTTAACTGAAAATCAAGTAGCACTTAAAATGGTGGGCATCTTTTGTCAAGTGCCTGACACAGTTGTAAGAAACATAAAAGCTGCTGACATACAAACAATAGTAGCAACCCTTACTAAGATGTTTGATGAAACTCCTGCACTAACAAGAGAGTTTAAACTAAATGGCAAACGCTATGGCTTTATTCCTAATTTAGACAATATGTCTTTTGGGGAATACATAGACATTGACACATACTTGGGGGATTGGGATAACATAGAGAAAGCAATGGCAGTCCTTTACAGACCCATACAAGGTAGATACGACAAGTTATATAACATAGAGCCATACGAGGCTAAAGATGCTTTACACTACAAGCATATGCCCTTAGGAGTTGTATTAGGTTCTATTGTTTTTTTTTACAATTTAGGGAGCGAATTGTGTCAGGTTATGATGGACTATTCACTCAATCAGGAAATGACCTATCAACAGAAGCAAACTTTGGAGCAAAGTGGGGTTGGTATCAATCAATATACGGATTGGCTCAAGGAAACATTACAAGATTTGAAAATATCACTAAACTAAATATGCACGAATGTTTGTATGCATTAGAGTTTATGAAAGAGAAAAACGAGTTAGAAGCAAAAAGAATTAAAAGAAATGGCTAATACAGCAGTAAGAGGTTTTTACCTAATAACACAAACTATAAAAGACCAACTACTATTGGATGAAAATGTCAATACGGTTACAACAGGAGATTTAACAGAGATAGATTTATCCAAGCAAACCATATTCCCATTATCACATATTATAGTAAATAGTGTAACGGTACAAGAGCAGGTATTAAGATTTAATGTTACAGTCTTAGCTATGGATATAGTAGACTTTAGCAAAGAAGAAACAACAGATATATTTGTGGGAAACAACAACGAGCAAGATGTACTTAACACACAGCTAACTGTTTTAAATAGATTGTTTGGTTTATTTAGACAAGCAGACATAAGTGATGTATACTCATTAGATAGTGACCCTAGCTGTGAGCCTTTCTATGATAGGTTCGAGAATGAATTAGCAGGGTGGAGTTCAACATTTGACTTAATCATCCATAATGACATATACCTATGCTAGACAATACAGAGGATATATTAAGGGGGTTTGCCAAGAGAGTTATACAGCAATCTAGGACACGACTAACTAAAGGCAAAAAGAATAGTAGTAAGGAATTATACAACAGCCTTAGATACGACCTTAAAACGTCTGCAAATGCATTTATACTAAACTTCTTTATGGAGGATTATGGTATTTATCAAGACAAGGGTGTAAGTGGTACTAAAAAGAAATACAATACACCATTTAGTTATAAGGATAAGATGCCTCCACCACAAGCATTAGACAAGTGGCTAGTAAGAAAAAATATTAAGGGAGTAAGAAACGCACAAGGGCAATTCATAAAGAGAAAGAGTTTACAGTACCTAATGGCAAGGAGCATATTTAGAAAAGGTATTAAGCCTAGCAATTTCTTCACAAAGAGTTTTGAGCAAGCATTTGACAAACTACCAAAAGAGTTAGTAGATGCATATAAATTAGATTTAGAAGAATTTTTAACATCAGCAACAAGTGGCAACTAAAATAAACGTAAGAAGTCCGTATTATGTAAAAGTAAGTAATGCTAGTTTGGCATCAGCTACTTTAAGCCTGTATATATACACAGGAACATTTACAACAGACAAGGGAACAGCAAAATACATAATAACTAAAAACGAGATAAGCAGTAATAACTATGTTGTGTTTGAGATTGCAGAACTTGTACGAGATTATTTAGATATAGAGTTTGATGGGGAGTACGATAGTCAAACCGTATGGGTTGAAGCTGATATAGAGATGTTTGATGCTATCAATGGTGGTGGTTCTAGTTTAGGCACAACAAGCACAGACTATATAGCCTTTGACGGTTATGGTTATTTTGAAGATGGCATAAACAGTGAATTAAGCAGGACTTACCTACAAAGTAACAAAGAGATATTTAGACCTAGTGACCAAAATGTTAGAGTACCTGTATTTACAGAGGACACAGATAGTGTTTCTTTTCTATACAAAGGAGAAGTAAAGCGAGTACAAAGCATAAGCAGTAGCACAAATACTAACGGACAAATAGACTACATCACAGTATCAGGTGCTGACAATACAGATAATTACAAAGAACGAGTATTAGCAGACGGTGGTACGTTAGAGGACAATAGCCTTTTAGATGCGTTTTTAGAGAGTGTAGACATAGGCTTGGTAGACGAACTATATATCAATTCAGATAGTGGCACACAGGTCGTTAAAATAAGCACAGAGCCTTGCTCAAAGTATGAGCCATACAAAGTTACATTCATTAACAAGTTTGGTGCATTACAGGATATGTACTTTAGCCTTAAAAGCATTGAGAGCCTAAACACCACAGGAGAAACCTACAAAGCAAATGTAGTAGACTTTAGCACACTAACATACGACACCTACAAACCCCAAGTAGCGCAATACAACAAACTAGGAAAGGAAAGTATCACACTAAACACTAACTACATAAGTGAAGATTACAACGAAGTAATAAAGCAGCTTATGATGTCAGAGCAAGTATGGCTTACTAGACTAGACAATCCTGCACCTGATAGCAACAATTTAGAAACAGTATTAGCTGTAATTCCTAAGACACGAAACGTAACATATAAAACAAGTTTAAACGATAGACTTGTACAATACACAGTAGACTTTGATTATGCTTTTGACAAGATAAATACAGTAAGATAGTGGTAATTCAGTTATACATAGAAGGGCAAAGGGTTGAGTTGTTTAAAGACGAAAGTGTTACAATAACTGACAGCATCCAAAACGTAAAAGACATAGAGAAGGTATTTACTGCCTTTACTCAGTCCTTTAGTATACCTGCTTCTAAGAATAATAACAAGATATTCAAGCACTACTATAACTTTGATATTACAAATGGGTTTGATGCACGTAAAAAAGTAACAGCTACTATTGAACTAAACAACATACCATTTAGAAGCGGTAAGATAAAACTAGAAGGAGTAGACTTAAAAAACAACAAAGCACACACATATAGAATTACATTCTTTGGAGATATTGTAGACCTTAAAGACAAGATAGGAGAAAAGAAACTATCAGACTTAGACTTGACTGCATACAATTTAACATATGACCCTTCAACAGTTTACACAAAATTAAGAGTAGCACCAAGCACTACTAATCATATTATAGCACCTTTAATAACTCACAGTCAGAGGTTGTACTATGAAGATGGTGCACACGGTGTAGGCACAGGCAATTTATGGTACGAAAGTGGCACAGGTACATCACATCATCACGGAGTAAAGTGGAATGAGTTAAAGTACGCTATACGAGTAAACAAAATTATAGAACAAATAGAAACAGATTTAGACCTTTCTTTTTCTACTGACTTTTTTAAAAATACAAGTATTGATAAAATGGATAACTTGTTTTTATGGCTTCACAGAAAAAGCGGCAAGGTAGAAGATTTATCAGGTAGCACAGCTTTATTTGAAACACAAGTGGACGGTTGGACACCAACAACAGACGGAGATTTTAGTATAAGTACCACACAGCTAGTCGTTACATCAAGCTTCCCTGATAGTTTTTATGATGAGTTTAAATTAACCTTACAAACTGCAAGCAGCACAGAATATAATGTAGAAATAATAAAGAATGGGCAAAGCATTTATGATGAAACAGGTATACAAGGAAACCACATAGCAGATGGAGAGGCAGGCGATTTTGATATAGGAGATGGTATATATACTGTATTCATAACATCAACAGCAGCAATCACATTTACAAATATATTTTGGAATATAGACTATATAGAACCTTTTGAACCGTCTGTATCTTTAACATACCCAACAGGCAGCTATACTACCAACGCAGCATTTACATTTAACGTAAACAAACAAATGCCTGATATTAAAATATTAGATTTTCTTACAGGTCTATTTAAGATGTTTAACCTTACAGCTTTTGTACAGAATGGTGTAATACAAGTAAAGCCCTTAGATGATTTTTATACAGGTACAGACACATACGACATAACAGAGTTTGTAGATGTGAATAGTAGCAAGGTAGATGTAGCACTTCCATATAGAGAGATAGAATTTAAATTTAAAGACACAAAGACTTTTTTAGCTAATAAGTTTGGAGAACTAAACAACAGGGATTGGGGTAAGATTTCTTACAATGCAGGAGAAACAGCATTAGCAGGTCAATTATATAAAGTAGAGTTACCTTTTGGACATTTACTTTATGAGCGTTTAAATGATGTAGATACAGGAGTGCAAAAAGATATACAATGGGGGTATAATGTAGATAAAAGCCAAAATGCTTATTTAGGTAGTCCTTTATTATTTTATCCGATAAATATAACAACAGGTGGTATCAGTTTTATAAATGAATTAGACGAAGATGGTGTACCGCAAGACCATTTATATCTTAATACCGTAAACCTGCCCTTTAATAGTGTAAGCGAAAACCCTGCTACTAATGATTTTCAATTAAACTTTAACAGAGAAGTTAGCGAATGGACACAAAACACAGATTTTGCAGATACATTATTTACCAACTATTCTGATTATATAACAAGCGTATTTAATACCAAGCAAAGACTAACAAAGCTAAAGGCTTATTTGCCTATGCGTATCTTACTTAACTATGGTTTAGGGGATAGGTTTATAGTAGCGGGAAACCAATACAAGATAAACAGCATAAGCACAAACCTACTTACAGGGGAAAGCGACATAGAACTAATAAATGATTTATGATTAAGAATATTCTAGACTTATTAGAATTAGCAAAAGGAGAAACAGAGAATATCCGTATAGCACAAGGTAAGTATCATTTGCCTAGTGGGTTAATGGGTGCAGGTAAAAAAATTAAAAGAGAAGTAGGATGGAAAAAATAACTTTACAACTAGATGCTGATATTTCAATGGCAATAAAAGACTTTGAAAAAGTTGATGAAAGCCTAGAAAAAGTTGATGGAAGCATACAAAGTCTAAATGATGAACTTGTTACAACAAAGAAAGGTTTTAAGGGCTTAACAGTTGGAGCAAAATTAGCGAAAATAGGAATTAAAGGAATTGGTACTGCTTTAAAGGGTGCAGGTATTGGTTTAGCCGTAGCAGCTTTTACATTACTCAAAGACATATTTAAAGAAAACCAAGTAGTAGCAGATGCGTTTAAAACAGCATTTGAATTTTTATCTATTGCATTTAATGACTTTGCTAATTTTATATTTAGTAGTAGCGATAAGATTACAGGATTTTTTAAAAGTATATTTGATGACCCTTTAGGTTCTGTAAAAAGTTTAGGACTTGCAATTAAAAATAATATCATTGATAGGTTTAATTCTTTACTAGATACATTAGGGTTTGCAGGAACAGCGATAAAAAAGTTATTTGAAGGAGATTTTGCAGGTGCAGCAGAAAGTGCAAAACAAGCAACACTATCACTTGTAGACACTATTGGTATTGTAGATACTGAAACTTTAGCTAAAGGTTTTGATGCGGTTTCTAACGGTGTAAAAAACTATGTTACAGAAACAGGCAAAGCAGCAGCCGCAAATGTACAACTAGAAAAAACAGCTAGAATTGCAGAAGCAGCTAATCAGGGGTTAATTGAGCAATACGATATTCAGGCTGAAAGTTTAAGACAAATAAGGGATGACGAAAGCAAAACTATATCAGAACGCATAGAAGCTAACAATAAACTTGCTGAAGTATTAGACGAACAGGAAAAGGCTATGATGGCTAATGCTAATGCTAGAGTATTACAAGCAGAAGCAGAACTAGCTAAAAACAAAGAGAATATAGACAACCAAATAGCCTACCAAGAAGCACTTAACGAACAGGCAGCTATTGAGGCGCAAATAACAGGTTTTAGAAGTGAGCAACAAGTTAACGTAAATGCATTATTAAAAGAAGAGCAAGATGCAAGAAGAGAATTAGCTGAAATAGGCAAAACTGAAGCTGAATTAGAAAGACTTGAAGCATTAAATATATATAATGACCGTAAGCAGTTAATAGAAAGAACAATAAGCGATGAAGTAGAACGAGCAGAAGCATTAAAAAAGATTAAAGCCGATTACGACGCTTATATTCGTTCAGCAGATAAGGTAGCAGCAGCAGAAGCCAATAAAATTGCTGAAGATGCGCAAAAAGCAAAATTAGACACACTACGAAATGGTTTAGCGGGTATTGCTGCTAATTTAGGCAAAGAAACAGCAGCAGGTAAGGCAGCGGCAATATCTAGTGCTTTAATATCTACATATCAAGGCGCACAAGATAGTTATAAATCATTAGCAGGTATTCCTATAATTGGTCCTGCATTAGGTTTTGCAGCAGCAGCAGCAGCGACAGTAGCAGGTTTAGCAAACGTTAAAGCTATTACATCTACCAAAACACCACAAGTAGCAGGTGGAGGGGGTACACCAAGCGTAAGCGCACCAAGTAGACCAAGCGCACCACAACCCCCTGCATTTAACATAGTAGGAGCAGGAGCAGGAAACCAATTAGCAGAAACAATAGCAGGTCAAACACAGAAGCCTATTAAAGCGTTTGTAACATCACAAGACGTAACAACTGCACAAAGTTTAGAGCGTAATATAGTAGAGGGTGCATCAATATAGTAAAATATAAAAATTAAACGTTATAGTTATATGAGGATAGTCGAACTTATTTTAGATGAAAATAGTGTAGAGGGTATAGAGGCTATCTCTATTGTAGAAAACCCTGCCATTGAGGAGGACTTTGTTGCACTAAAAAACGAAGAAGTACAACTAGCGCAAATAGACAAACAACTATTAGTAGGTGCTTTGCTTATTCCTAACAAACCTATATACAGACGTAGAGGAGAAGATGAGTATTATATTTATTTCTCTAAAGACACTATCCGTAAGGCTGCTGAAATGTACCTTATGAAAGGCAATCAGAACAACAGCACACTAGAACACCAACACAGCCTAAACGGTTTAACGCTAGTAGAGAGTTGGCTAGTAGAAGATGAAACACACGATAAGTCTAGGAAGTATGGCTTAAACGTACCTGTGGGTACTTGGATGGGTGTAGTCAAAGTAAACAACGATGAGGTTTGGAATGACTATGTAAAAACAGGCAAAGTAAAAGGGTTTAGTATAGAAGGGTACTTCATTGACAAGATGGAAAGACCTAAAGAACCTATAAACGACTTTGAAGAAGAAGAAGCAGAGGAGATGCTATCTTATATACGTAGAATTGTAAGAGATGACAAACGTTATAAAGACGGTAAGAAAGAAGAACTAGAAAGCTACTCTGACTATCCTGATGCTGTAAAAAACAATGCACAAAGAGGCATAGACCTAAACAAAGAAATAAACAACAAGTGCGCAACTGACGTAGGTAAGATACGAGCGCAACAATTAGCACAAGGTAAACCAATTAGCGAAAGCACTATAAAACGTATGTATTCCTACTTATCAAGAGCAGAGGTAAATTACGATGAAAGCGATACAAAAGCTTGTGGTACTATATCTTACTTGTTGTGGGGTGGTAAAGCTGCCAAGAGATGGGCAGAAAGTAAGTTAAAAGAATTAGGAGTTTTAGAGTTGGCAAGTGAAGTAGTGAGCGACAGTATGGCTATTATAGATGATAGACTAGCTTACGCAACTAAAGAACTAGCAATAAAAGCAGCACAGGATATAGGATGCGATAGTTACCACGAACACGAGTATGAGGGTAAAACTTGGTTTATGCCTTGTGAGCAACACAAATTAGAAAAGCCTTGTACAGCAGGATATAGACAATACGGTATGAAAGAGAAGGATGGTAAGTTAGTACCTAATTGTATACCTATTAAGTAATGGCTAAAAGAATTGAAGTAGCGCATATAGTAAAACCTAAAGTAAAAAGAAAGGGTGTACACGCTAAAACAAAAATGAGTAGTACAAAGGGCAGTAAGAACTATAAGAAAAAATACAGAGGGCAAGGATGAAGAATTTAACAGTATCACGTACAAGTCCTAAAAGCAGTAAACGTGGATGTTTATGTGCTGACAAAAACACTTACAGTACTAAATGCTGTAAAGGTAAACTAATCAATCAAGGCATTGGTAAAATTTAAAAATGTAAAATAAGTTAAATAAATAGTTATAGTTATATGAAAGCAACCGAAATGTTAAACAAGATTAAAACCTATCTAGGCGAAGATACTACTGACATTGTGAATGATGTTGAAGCCCAAGAGAAGGTAGAACTAGCAACTGCAAAGCTAGAGAACGGTACTGTACTAGAAGCAGAAGCGTTTGAAGCAGGAAACGAAATATTTATAATTACCGAAGATGACAAAGTAGCATTGCCTGTTGGCGATTACACTATGGAAGATGGTAAGATGCTAGTAGTAGCAGAAGAAGGCATTATTGCTGAAATTAAAGACCTAGAAGAAGCACCTGCCGAAGATGAGGTAGAAGCTGAAGAAGAAATGGGCTATGTTACTAAAGAAGAACTAGCAGAAGCAGTATCAGAAATCAAAGCTATGATTGAAGATATGAAGAAAGAAGAAATGAGTGAAGAAGTGGTTGAAGAAGCAGAAGTAGAGTTATCAGAGGAATTACCGCAAGAAGTAAAAGAGGAATTGTCTGAACCTGCTGCCGAGCCTATTGCTCATAACCCTGAACAAAAAACTAACAATATTGGTGTAAAGTTTGCGCAAAACAGAAAGCAAACAACACTCGATAAAGTAATGTCTAAAATTAACAATTAAAATTAAATAAAATGCCAAACCCAACTATTACAAGTTCAAGTTACGCAGGAGAGTTTGCAGGAAAATATCTTGCTGCTGCTCTTTTGTCTGCTGATACACTAGATAGCGGAACTGTTACTATTTTACCTAACGTAAAGTATAAAGCTGCTATGAAAGTAGGTTCTTTTGGAAGTCTTGTCCGCTCTGCTGACTGTGATTTCGATAGTTCTACTTCAACAATGACACTAACTGAAAAAGTACTTACTCCTGCTGAATTGCAAGTAAACTTACAAATCTGTAAGAAAGAATTACACGCAGATTGGGAAGCTGCTCAAATGGGCTTTAGTGCTTTTGATGAATTGCCACCACTATTCTCTGACTTCGTTATTGCACAAGTAGCAGCAGAGGTTGCAAATGCAACTGAAACTTCTATCTGGTCAGGTAGCACAGGAGAAGGTTCTTTTGACGGCTTTGATACTCTATTAACTGCTGACGGCGGTGCTGATGTAACTGCTGTTGCTATTGATAGCTCAAACGTAGTAGCACAATTAGGTGCGATTGTAGATGCTATTCCAACAACAGTTTACGGAAAAGAAGACCTTAACCTATATGTATCTTCAAACATTGCTAGAGCGTATGTACGTTCTTTAGGTGGATTTGTTGCTACTATTGGTGGTGCAGGTACAGACAACAAAGGTTCACAATGGTACAACGGTGGTCAGCTTTCTTTTGAAGGTATCAACATTGTTGTTGCTAAAGGACTTGCTGATAACACAGCGATTGCTGCTCAAAAATCTAACCTATTCTTTGGTACAGGTCTATTAGATGACCGTAACGAAGTTAAAGTTATTGATATGGCTGACCTTGACGGTTCACAGAACGTCAGAGTTGTTATGCGTTACACAGCAGGTGTACAATACGGAGTAAGAGGCGATATCGTTCTTTACTCATAATTTTAACCAACATAAAAGGGGTGGGCTAGGAATATCCTACCTGCCCTTTTTTAATAAATAAATAAATATGAGTTGTGCAATAACAAAAGGTAGAGGTATAGGCTGTAAGTCAGCTTATGCAGGTATCAAAAATGTATACATACTTGATTATAGCGCAGCGATAGCAGCGTTAAGCCCTTCATCAGGAACAGTAACATTACCTTCAGATGGAAGTGCTGAATTTTTCAAGTTTGAGGTAAAAGGTGGTCAAACATCTTTAGAGACAAGTGTTTCATCGAGTAGAGAGAATGGTACGACATTCTATGAAAGTACTCTAAATATTACTTTTCAAAACTTAGATGTTGAAACACAAGAGGAGATAAAACTCTTAAACAGAGGTAGAGCGCACTATGTTGTTGAACTATATCCTGATGGTACAGGTACTACAAAGTACTTACTAGTAGGGAAAGACAACGGTGCAGAGGTTACAGGTGGTACTATTGTAACAGGAGCAGCAGCAGGGGATTTACAAGGCTTTACGCTTACAGCAGTAGCTAGTGAGGTAAACCCTCCATTCTTCTCAACTGTACCTGATATAGATGATACACCATCAATTACTCCTGCTTAATATATTTTTTATATATTTGCGTAGAGTATAAGTTTTTTTTGATTATGATAGAGGGGGGTGTAAAAGCCTCCCTTTTTTTTTACCATATAGTAAATATTAGCATTTGTACGTTATACTTATATGAAGATTGTATCAGTATCGCAAACACAAACATTTAAGTACATACCAAGAGCGGAGTATGTTACTCAAACACTTACATATACTGTTACTGATGAACAAACCAATAAATCAGAAACAATTACAGCTTCTACTGTTGTTGATAGCAACGAAAACTTCTTAACAGCTACTATGACATTTGGCAGCAGCAATGCGCCATTTAGAGAAGGACACTATTACACACTAGAGGTTTTAAATGGTAGCACAATAGTATATAGAGATAAATTATTTTGTACAGCGCAAACACCTGTAACACAAAGCAGGTATAATGTAAATAAAGACGTTTACGATACAAACGATACATACAATAACGATTATATAGTACTATGATACACGCATTAACATTATCTAATTATGTAAGCCCTACTATTGAAGAAAAGAAGAATAAGGCTTTTGTAACATACGGAGATAGAAATTCCTATTTTTCTTACCTGATAGACCGATATAACGGTAGTCCTACAAACAATGCTGTTATCAATGGTATAAGTGAGATGATATACGGCAAAGGTTTAGATGCTACTGACAGCAACAAAAAGCCTGATGCATACGCTCAAGCCATTACACTACTACACAAAGACTGTACACGCAAACTATGTGCAGACCTTAAATTGTTTGGTCAATGTAGTATGCAAGTAATTTACAGTAAAGACAGAAAAAAGATAGCAAGGGTTGAGCACATACCTGTTGAACAACTAGCTGCTGAAAAGTGCAACGACAAAGGAGAAATAGAAGCATATTACTATTCTAGTGATTGGGCTAAATACAATCGTATTAACCAAGTTAAGCGTATACCTGCTTTTGGTATGAGTAATGAAGCTATCGAAATTGTGTACGTTAAGCCTTACAGAGCAGGATACAAGTACTATGCTACCCCTGACTATCAAGGTGGTTTACAATATGCAGATTTAGAAGAAGAAATATCTAACTTTCATATAAACAACATACAATCAGGTCTTAGTCCGTCAATGCTTATCAATTTTAATTCAGGCACTCCTAGTGCAGAAGAAAGGGAGATGATAGAAAGACGCATCTATGATAAGTTTTCAGGTAGTAGCAATGCAGGTAAGTTTATACTATCATTTAACGACAGCCCTGAAACAGCAGCTACAATAGACCCTGTACAATTAAGTGATGCACATAATCAATATCAGTTTTTAAGCGATGAGAGCAGCCGTAAGATACTTGTAGCGCACAGGGTAGTATCTCCTATGCTTTTAGGTATTAAAGACAACACAGGGCTTGGAAACAACGCAGAGGAGTTGGAAACAGCTACAAAGCTTATGATGAATTTAGTTATTAAGCCTTTTCAGAACTTACTAATAGAGGCGTTTGACCAAATACTAGCATACAACGATATATCTCTTAACCTATACTTTAAAACACTACAACCGTTAGAGTTTATAAACATCGACAAAGAACTTATTGATGACGAAACACAAGAAGAAGAAACAGGTGTAAAGTTGGCTAGTGATGTGGATAAGTTTGTAGACACAGAAGTAGCAGACACACTTATAGATTTAGGTCAAACAGAAGAAGAACTACTAAAGGACTTTGAACTTATAGACGAAGCAGAAGTAGACTATGAGTTAGAGGATGAGCAAGACCAAAAGATTAAAGAACTAAACGAGCAAGTAAATTTAGCTAATACAGGTAGTGCAAAGCCATATAGAGATAGCAACCAAGATGGTAAGTCTAAACAAAAAGGTCAAGAAGAAAAAACATATTTAGTAAGATATATGTATGCGCCTAATAGGATAAGCCCTAACAGCAGAGAGTTTTGCAAAAAGATGATAGCAGCCAAAAAGGTGTATCGCAAAGAGGATATTACTGCTATGACTGACAAAGTAGTTAATGCAGGTTTTGGTAAAGGTGGTGCAGATACTTACTCTGTATGGCTTTACAAGGGTGGTGCAAGATGCCAACACAAATGGTTTAGACGTATTTACGCACGCAAGGAAGGCTCTAAAAGTCTAGGGAATGTAATTAGTACAACAGAAGCTAAAAGTCAAGGATTTAAGCCTGAAAC